CCACCGCACCGTATAACTCGGCGGTTAAGTCAATAATGGTACGCTCACGATCAAGAATGAGCCGCCGTTCCTGTTTTAACGAAAAAGATATCTCAACCAAAAACCCGGCTGTTAAAGCCACAGCTTCTTGCAATTTTTGATACGCGCCGCCCGTGTCAATCTCGTCGAGACTTTCAAAGCTATCGTCTCGCCATGCAGCCACAGCGGTAAACTGATCAAGCACCAGTTCTGCGGCTGTTAAAGCTTCGGTTTTAGTTTTAAATTGATGATTAACTGTTGAGACTATTGAGCCGGTCACGTACGTCGAAGCGTATAAATCGTTTGTTCTAAATTCGTTATTGCTGCTTACGTCTGCCCCATTTCCCGATATTAAAGCGCCCGCCAGGTCAGCGTAAGCCGTCAAACGAGCTTCAATATTTGTCAATGCCCTTGCGGGCGCCTGAATTAACTGAACCGTCTGAAACGCCAGCGTTAACGGCTCGCTGATCAGAACATCTATGCCGTTATTTATTGAGCTGTCTATCGCGTCAAATTGTTTCTTTACATCCGCTTGTACGTTCGCCACGGTCTGTAATTTGCCTTTGACGGTATCGAGCAAGGCAGTATACTGATTTTTAAAAGTAACGCGCTCTATCGCTGTTTCAAGTGACAGCGCGCCCGCAAACTCACCTGACGCCGCGTCATTGCGTAACTCCACAGCGGAAAGCACATTACTCGCCGGGTCACCCTGGCCAGTCGGGTAAATTAGCCCGGTAGTTTCCCAAAAAGTAATTTCGAACACTGCTTGATTCGCGGCGGTCTTCAGATCGTCCCGCCGGGTAATAGCCCCAAAAGGTACAACGTCGACAGTACCATACATAGGATGCTCAAGTTTTCCGGCGCCTGACTCTAACAGCGCCGCCTCAAAAGCATTAGCCTCAGTATCATAATCATTGCCCCAGAAAAATACCCGGAGCGGATAACGTCGGCCGCTATGGCCCAGATCCTGAACGTATGTCCCGTCAGCGTCAGGAAAATCGAATCCCGTCGTTTTTTTATTAACCGTTTTTCGAACATCTTCATAACCAAAAATTATACGTTTCCCGCCGGGTGCGGTATAAGCTGCCTCTTTAATTCTATCATTCCACGCCATGTCAGAAAGCCCCTGTCGGTTGTAATTTAATATTTGAACCAAGTGTCCCGCCGGATACTTCCGCGCGACCTGTCTCGTCTTTGATTGTTACCTCAGCGGTGTTAGTGGTGGTGGCGCGCTGGTCCGTTGCTCTTTGTTGCGGGCCAGTTACTTGGGGTGAACCGCTACCATGGATCAATTGGTTAAAATCTTCTGAAATCTCCCCAAATCTATCTTCAAAAAATCCCGCCGTACTGTTAATTAAATTTTCAGTCGCTATGATAATTTTTGCGGCCGTGATCCCAAGGCCCGCGCCCAATTGATAAATAAATTTAACAATACCGCCGATAATCTTGGCAAACGTTTTTAATGGTGGCAATAACTTGTTCATTCGCCCGTACCCATTTAGTTGTCTCTTCTATTATGTCGGCCAATGGACCTTTAGTCATCCCAAAAATAGATATAGAAACTCCCTCGACCGCAGATTTAAGAGCGTTTAATCGCCCTTGTACAGTGTCACGCATAACCGCTGCCATTTCAGCCGACGCCCCGCTTGCATTTTCAAGTTCGTGTCGATACTTTCGAAGTCGATCCGCACCGGATTTTAACAGCACGTTAACGCCCGCAAGCGGTATCTTTCCAAAGATACCTTCCAAAACGCCGGTACGTTCCGCCGTACCCAAGCCCGCCAACTTTTCGTCAAGATCCCCTAAAACGTCAACAATATCCAACATATCCCCGTTAGCGTCCTTAGTTTGTATGCCGAATTTTTTCAAAAGGCTGGCGCCTTTACCGGCGGGAGCCGCTAATCTAACAAACATATTTTTAAGAGTCGTACCCGCACGAGTCCCTTTAATACCCGAGTTAGCCAACTCTCCGATAAGCGCTGAAACCGTTTCGATAGAGGCCCCCGCAGTTGTAGCAATCGGCCCGGCCTCTTTTATTGCCTCAAACATATCTTGAATTGTGGTATTGGCCGTCGTAGCTGTTTTGGCCATAACGTCGTTAACTCGGCTCAAATTTTTCCCTAATTGGGCGGCGTCTTTAGTAGCCAAACCAAACGCCCCAAGGGAATCTGAAACAATATCCGTTGCCTCAGCTAATTCAATCGAGGCCGCCGTCGCTAAATCCACAACGCCGGGTAACGCCGCGATAGCGCCCTCAGCGGAAAAGCCCGCCATAGCAAGAAAATTTAAGGCTTCCGCTGATTGACTGGCCGTAAATTCCGTTGTTTTACCTGTGGTACGCGCGGCGTCTTCGAGTGCTTTAAAAGCTTTCGTGCCTTTACGAATTGCGCCCGGAAACTTAGCAGCGGCATTAACAATAGTTTGCTCAAATTTAGCGCCTGTCATAACTATTTTGCCAAGAGCTACCCCGAGCGCCCCTACTGCGGCGGCACCAATTAACGCGCCTTGCTTAATTCCATTTGAAAATTTTTCAACAAATTTATTTGCCTTGTGGAAACGCCGGCCTATAGACCGGGTAAACTTGCCCACCTTGTTTTGCATACGGGAAACGGGGGCCGTTACTCTGTCAACCGCCTTAAAGACTGCCTCCACGCTGAAACGACCCGCCATAATTATTTCCCTTTCGTATGTTCTATCAGTTCGGCCCTAAGACCGTCATAAAAAAACCGTATTTCACTTGCCTGTAATGTTCGGGCGTCCGGTAACCCGGGGTAGTCCCGGCATATCTGTAACAGCATTTCGGAATAGACATTATAAAAGGTGTTACCCCCTTCTTTTGCCGTTAACTTACGAGACATACCGTGTCTTATAAGTTCTGTCCGGACTAATCCATTAAAAGCGAAAAAATCGCCTCACATATTTTTCCATCAATACCCACTAAACCCGCAAAAGTAACCGGGGGGACTTTACACATAGCACCCATAACCGCGTATGTTTTAGCCACATCATAGTTCTTTTTCTTACCATCTAAAGCCATCACGGACGAACCAGAACGCTCATTAAAAATTAATGGCTCATGGTATTTACTATCTTTATGCTGCGGAGTGTAAACCGCCTTACCCTCCTCATTAATAAACAAAGACCCGTCCTGAATCGCAAACACTATACGCCGTTTTTGTTTCTCAAATGCCGTCAAATCTTCGGCATCCATAAAAGACGTGTCAACATCCAGACGCATTGCGTCCACAAAGCTGTCAAACTCCTGTTCCGCCACTTCTAACGCTACTTTTGATTCCATATTTACCCTACCTTTTTAAGTGATCGCGCCCCGGGTTCTACCGGGCGTGAGGGTAGGGCATCCCGCGCGACCATAAGCCCTGTTAATAAATTACTGTTTTGTCAGTTCACCTGGCCCCATTAACGAAATAGCCGCTGTGGCGTTCTGACTGCTCGCCGGATTCTCACCAACGATCTGAGCCGTACCTTGGTATGTTTGGCCCGAAGCGTACGTTATTGACAAAGGCCAATACTCATTACGGTTCGTAAGTTCTTGCAAGAACTCCTGATCACCCCGGCTGTCGTCAATTTCGACGGTAAGCCCGTCCAGGGACAAGGGAACACGTGTTTTAATCAAACGGGCGGTTCCGTCGCCGTTCGCTAATACCTCGTTTTCAAAACCGCCAAGCTTTCTATTAGCTTCGGCATCCGCCGCAACTGCAAAGCTCCGGCCGTCCAATGTTACAGACTCAATTGAGCCACCCACTGCTGCCATAATTTACCCCCCTTATGCCACTACCGTAGCTGTGCCGAAGAAAAAACCAAATTGAAGATCTACGGATATAATATTAGTATTACCCGAAAGTTGTACAGTCGTTACCAGATTCAAACGCTTTGGATTTCCACTGTCGATTTCAGCAAAAGTGTTAGCCTTTGCCGTTTCCGGATCGCTGATAATCGCATTAAGCCCCAAACTGTCCAGCATCGAAGCAACCGCAGCCACCGCCATTTTTGGCTTTTTAGCTGTACGGTTAACCGTTGGCTGATCATCCGGGATAAGTGGCGCGCCGTCCCATTCAGCAACGGCAAAAATCAAATTCAGATTAAATAAAATGTTTTGTAGCTTAACAATGTCACAAACAAAACGATACGCCGGAATCGGATCACCGCTCGGATGATACATGGTAACCGTATCAGACAGATTAATAACGCCGTCTTTTACTTCAATTGTAGAGCTGCCCGCCTTAACGGCCAGGTCTCTTTGTGGATACGTCCATTGCTCGCCGTCCGTTCCAGGCGTTAAGCCTGTAGCGTCTTGACTGCCGTAATCTTGCGGCGGGTTATTATTCGCCACTTTTACGATACGAGCAAGCTGTCGAGCGGCTACAACGAGGGGCAGATCATCAGAACCCGGCGCCACTAACTGCACGTTAGTTCTATCCGTTTTTCTGGCGTCTGTCCCGGCTGTCGCCGTAGCAACTACCGCCTCGGTGTTACCAGTAAAAGCAATCATCGGCTTACGGGTAAGCGCGCCCCACCGGCCCTCGCCGAATACTGACAAAGCGTCAAGCGCGGTTGTGTCAGCGATATCAAGACAGTTAAGAAACATTGACTCCCAAACATCACCGACCTGTGCCAGTGAGTCGTCAATATCCGGATTAACAAGACCGCCGGTTGGCTGAGTGATTGCAAACGTATTACCCGCTGTTGTAGAGCCTACGACCTCAACTACAATATCATTAGCACTAAGCCCCATCCATTTTGATGTGAGGTCAACCGTGGTCGAAAGATTATCTACCGCAGTAACCGGCATTTCCAACACAGCGTTAATAGCCGCCGTCATAGCCGCGACAATTGTAGCCACGGTGTCAACGGTCGAGATAACAAAATCTTCCGAATCAATATTATTGACCCGTACCAGATATGAGGCCGCAGTCGTTGGCGCACCGCCCGGCGTTATATCGCCTGCGGAAGCTACACCGCTAGCGTCGTCGTCCATCGGGTAGACTGTAACTGGTATCGTTCCCACACCGTCACCGTTAACCGGAAATAATTGCCGGGCGGCAAGGTGCAAAGGTGAACCAAAGCCGTACAGCGTACCAACTTCATAAGCGCTTGTAACTTGACGCTTTGTGGTCGCGTACGTCGAAGCCGTACTACCCTGACCAATTACCGCAAGCCGTTGTGGAAGAAATAAAATCCCCCCGGCCCGCAGATCCTTAAAAATTGTTTCGATGCCGAGAACTCGAGCGACTGCCGAGATATCGACTGCATCACTTAATGACATAATTTTACCTCCATTTAAAGGGTGTAGTCATAATCGGCCTCGAGAACGATCTCACCGTCTTCAGTCCGTTTGACATCTATTGATAAATATTCTAACACATTTTCTGTTACCTGTGGCGCAAATTCATTAAACGCAACCCTGAAAGTTATTCGCGCGCCCATTACTTTACTTATTTCTTGCCCGTTTAATTGCGGCTGAAAAGCTGTAATTGACTGAGGCCACCGAGTCCACACTAAGCCCCTTAGGCCGAGATATGTGTATTCAGCGGCCATTAAGATGTTACGCACAAGCCGCAACGCTCTTTGAACATTAAAAGCCGCTTCCCGGTCCCCCGGTTTCTGCCCGCCGCCTGAAACGTCTAAGGCCGTGCCGTAGCCATAGCAATCAATATTGAAAATACCTTCCGTTTTTTGACGCTCCATAACACTACTAGCCGCCGGGTCAAAATTTGAACTTTCGTACCAAACATTAATAATAGGACTTGTATCCGTTGGGGCATTTAGCCACTGCTCCCACGGATTCGAACGCTCTGTAAAAATTTGTAGCTTCCATAAATCCGGATCTTTAGCAGCTGTAACGGCTAAAGCCTGCTGCGCTGCGGTTTCAAGAGCCAATATAGACGCTATCTGGTCCCGTATCACCTCAAAATTATCCTGTTTATCTATAAGGCTATCAATGGTCATGTGTACAGCTCCAATAAACAAGCGACAAGGCCGAGTGCCCGGTCCGGATTAGACTGTGAAACCTTAAATTTAAAAGGATTGCCGTTTATATCATTAAATTCCATGACCCACGGCTTAGATCCAGCGTCCACGATCCCAACCGGAAGACTGAGACCCGCAGCCGTTAAAGCCCCAATACGGATAGCCACAGAAGCTAAACGCCCGCTGACAGCCTGGCCAGTATCCGGATCAATAACTTGTGCTATATCGTCAGAAAATCCATATAGATCTGCTGTTACTCCGTCCGGGTCCGTTACGGTTATGGGCCATCTAAAACCGTTTTCGTCACCGTCAAGAATAAACCCCAGATCCGTTTCTGCTTGCTCTCTTAGCCCCATGTTTAACCCTCAAGAATATAGCCGGCTTTAACAAAATGTTTGAGTGTAGCTTCGCCGCCGTTAAAGTACTCCGCTTTTACCTCGTCACCTTCAGCAAGAATACCTTTTTTTGACGTTATAGCTTTACCTGGCGCCATATGAAATACGACAGGCTCAGGCTCAGCGGTGACGACCGCTTTCAATCCGGACAAAAGCGCCGCGAGTTCCTTATTTTTCAGCCCGTCAATTTCAGCGTTTTCGTCCAGCTCAAGAATCTGAGTTCTTAAATCTTCGTTGCTTGCCATTTTACACCCCGCTTAAAAAGCCGGACGGGTCGCCCCGCCCGGTTTAAATAGTTTACAGATCCGTATCCAAGCAGCCGTAAGTATCAATAGCCGTAGGAATCATCAAAGGACGAGCGCCCACGCCGCCAAACAATTGTTCGCCGTCGGGAGACATCCACACGTTAGTAAAAAGATCCATTCCACCAGCATCATTACTGATACGACCTGGAAGCTCCGGCAATAACGCCGTAGCGCCCTGACCAAGCAAAGCGCCAATATTCGGAATAGCGCCGAATGTGGCGTCCATACGGCCGGAACTGGCGCGCATGATAACCTTTTCATCGGCTACAAATTTTGTCTTAACACCGGTCTGGGCGTTTTTGTATCTTCCGCCATATGTCCAGATATCAAAACGGTAATTTCCGATTTCAACAACGCCGCGATAGTTTCCACCGTTGCCGCGCATCTGCATCGGCGAAATAGTACCCAGATCCACCCGGCGGGTATCAAAACGACCCTTAAAAGTCGTGTCATTCATCGCCGCCTCAAAGGATCCCTCGCCCATTATGAGCTGATCAGCATCGTTCAAGCCGTCGTTACGGATAACATCAGCCAGAGCCAAAAGGTCCGCTGCAATTGTAGCGCCTGCGGCGTTCCATGCGTTACTGGTAGTCGGAAAATGGGTAATTTTCGGCTGATAATCAAGCGCGTACAATGACACGCCCGCGCTGTCAGTCAATGTGACCACACCGGTCTGAAGTACTTGGGACGCCTGAAGCTCAATGGCGCGCCGGATCTTACGCTCGACCTTAACCATGCCATTAAACATGCGCGTAATAACATTAGCCCTGAAGTCCGGGGACTCAAAAGGATTCTCGCCTGGCATTCTCTTGATAAGGTCAAAAGAGTTAATCGGGATAGCTTCTTTATGAATCGGCGGTTTAAAAGCCTTGTTACTATAAATATCATCCGAATTCATCCGGTAGCCCGTGGACAGATCCTCGATAACGATTGAGACATCTTCGTCGGTTCGAACGATATCCAGCTCAACCTCTTCGGAAGAATGAAAATTCTGGGCCGGGCTCTGAAACAGCCCTGACAGGAACATCAGGGGGCTTGCCATCTGTGTGTAAGCGCTTATCATGCGCCTGGTAGTTTCGTCACTCATAACTCACGCTCCTTTACTGATTATCTAAAGTATTAAGTTCCTGCACATCGATCGGTACAAGTCCATAGTTTCGTAACTGATCCATTACCACGTCTGTTACATTGCTGGCGTCGCCGTCAGCGTCAATAACAAGACGTTCCTTACGATATGACCCGGCTACACCGGCTCTGATTGGGATATCCTCTACGCCTGTTGCTGTAACGGGATATGTAAGGATAGCCAAAGGCGTCTGCGCGCCCGCCACGCCGTCAGGGGCAAAATAAACGAGATCCCCATCTGCTGCAACTGTAAGAGAAAATGTATCGGTAGCGACAAAAGCCGTTGAACCGTCGGTAACAGTAAACTGCATTCCGGCGATATTAAGCACAATGGCCCCACCATCAGCAATAGCGACATTGCTCGCAACGATAATGCCATTAGGGTCTTCGAGTTTGACAACCAGCGCGGCGGTAAACTCAAGGTTCCACGCGCCCGCGATAGGTACTTCAGCACCGGCAACTGTTGCGAGTGTCACGGTACCATCACCCGTATTGCTTCCAGCAGCAACCGTAATTGCTGTTGCAACTTCCTGACGTGCAAGGATTGTGCCCTCGGCGGCTACATCCGCACCAGCGAATTTTAAAAGCTCGTCACGGAATTCTGCGTTCTGAAGGATAACACCCCCGATATCCAAATTTGTTATACTGATATTAGCCACTTTACACCCCCTTCGCTACGCCAAGTTTTGACTCAACGGCGCTTGCAACTGTATCCGCAGCCGCGTCTTCATCGGCTGCGTCTGTATCCGCGCTGTCGGCGGCTTCAGCGGCGGCGATTTCTTCCGCACTGCGAGTTTCTACGTCGCCACGATTAGCGGCGGCCATGAGAAACTGAGTTGACAGGGTTATAGTCATTTCCGAACCATCAGAAATAGCTTTTAACGCTGTTGCCATATCGCCGGACTGTTCCCCGGCTACAATAAACGCGCCTACTCTGTCGCGCTCCTGTGTTACGCCTTCCTGCATCACCGTTGTAAAAAGCTGGGGATGCTCGGCTTTAAGCTGATTACGATCCATAATACCTTGCTCCTTTGTTTGAGTTCCCCCGCTTTTTACAGCAGGTGTTTTAACGACTTTTAACGGACTGCCCGCTATATCGTCGATCATTCCACGTTTAATCGCCTCGTCGGCCAGGAACGTAGTGCCCCTGCCGAATCCGGCGTTAACTTTTTCAATTGTCGTACCCCGGCCGCCTGCGATAGCCTCAACAAAAAGCGCGTGCATTTCGTCAAGCATTTCACGGACCACCGCTTTACCGGCCTTTGTGGTTACGTCCGGGCGCTTTTTAGGCGCTTCCGTACTTGTAATTTCGACGACTTCATCATCCACCCGGAATCCGGCCACAATTCCAACGCTGCCGAACCGCGCGGCACGGTTAACTGCTGTAATTGTGTCCGCTTGTGTAGCAATAGCAAACGCCGCCGACGCTGCCCGGTTTGACACCAGGGCGTTAATCGGCTTTTTAGCTGACTGGAGCGCGGCGATAGTATCAAACAGACCGTCAAACTCACCACCAGGACTGTCGATTTTTAAAGTTATGTCTGTAATGCTATCATCCTGTTCGGCTGTTGCAATCGCGGCGTTGATATCTGAATAAGTGGTATTACCACCGCCGAAAATCATAGCCAAAATATCAGGAGCCTTTGTAATAACCCCGGATATTTCTATCTCAGCGCTCGAGCCTGCTGTCGTAAGCAAGCGGGGGCCGTCAGCTTCAGCACCGAACGAGCGAGCCTCAAAACGGGCCGTCTGTTCCGCTGTTGGCTGTATTCCGGCGGATACCGCCTGTTGTAACATTTCTAAAATACTTTGTTCTAATAGCCACATAAAAATCACCCCTCAGATACCTCAAACACGCTCAGAGCAAAGGCACAATTTGCGACATTTGCTTCTGTGTTTACTAACCGGAACATATACTTTATATCAGTTCGTGCAATAAAAATCAAATCATCTTTTGTTTGACCACCTACTGTAGCTGTCGCTGGGACTCCGTCAGAAGGAATTAAAAACTCAAATGGGGATTTTGTCCCGACATCATTTATAGTTGGGCCTAGTCTTACCGTGGTATCCGGCTGGGTAGATGACCGAAAGTCTCTATTTCCTCCGGCCCATAACGTGCCGTCTTCGTCGGAATCGACCCCGGCGTACAAGTCTACATTTACCGGCCCCGCGCCAATCGCGGTAAAGCTAATGGGCAATACTACAAGTAATTTGTCATTCAGTACCCCAATCGGATTGATAACAATATCCACCGTGCCGGACGCGGCTAAGCTAAATCTTTTCGCCCAAGAAAATACAACGTCCCGGAATACTTTTTGACTGTTGATATCAACAGTTGTAATAGCACCAAATTCAAAACCATACGCGCTAATTGTTGGGGCATTTCCTATAATATTCATAATTTAACCTTGATATTCATGGATTCCAAAGTACAAGCTTATGGTTGTTGCATCCGCGCCCACACACGCGCATCGGGCCCAAGCTTTTACACCCGCAGTCACACGGGAGGACATAATATTGGAGATACCCGAGTCATTGTTATTGGTCCCTGAAACATAGGGAGCTTCTGTAAATTCTTCAGCGGCTAACTTAGTGGCAAAATCGGCGGACTCACCGGCGATAACCTGAATTATAAAAGGATTAGTGCTATTTGTAGCTGTTACAAGTAATCTGTGACTATCGTATTTCTCGGCCTCTGATGTAACCGGGGTATCTGAGCTGCCTAAAACTTGCACCCACGCTCCGAAATCATCATTACCGGCCGTTAAAATAAAAGGCTGTATCCCCCCGGCCATCCTGTCAGCGACATGTACTTCCCCGCTTGCAACCGCCGCAAGGCCGAACCACTTTTCCCGGTTATGGAAATGCTTTTCTATTTCTTCGATTCGATAAGCTAAAGAATTATTTGCCCCCGCAAGTCCGAGCGTAGTGGCGCTGTCAATTTTAGCTATACCTTGCGGATCATTACCTATAATTGTCATAAGTCCACCCTAACTTTTCCAGCTGCGCTCACAGGTTTAACATACACGTCAATAAAAATGGCGCTTGAGATAGCTTCAAAAGTACTGTCCGTTTCAAAAAGTTCGGCAGCGTCCTCGTTATCCGTTGGCGCCGGATCTCCTGTTTCCCGGTAGGTTTGCAAATATTTTCCGGGGATAAACAATAAATTATGGATACCACCAGTCATTACCGATGTTGCTATCTTTGTCCAAATCCCCGCCGGACATTCTATTACCACAGGATTAGCCATTTTATAACCTCACTTTTATATCAAAATACACACCAACTGTTTGAATATCTTCAACAATCGCAACGCTATCAGCTATCATTGGATCTTTTTCTTTTTCCAAAATAGCCTTTTCAACCACTGAGACTTTTTCGATATCCAAGGCCAGGTATTCTCGATAAGATGCTTTTTTTACCGGGTCAAGTCTGACTTTAGCATAGAGTTCCTCGGGTCCCTTACCCTCTTCTAAAAGCTCCTCGTCTTCCCAAGGAAAAGCACCTATCTCTTTCCAAGCAGTCTCATCGCAGCGTAAAAGAATAATCGTTGGCTCTATTTCGGAGTGGCCCGAATAAGACAACATATCAATCCCGTTATTTAATCTAAGAGGCTCTCCATCAGAGCCATAAATCACATACCTAGAAAAACTATTAAGAGCAAACTTAGAGAAAAAAGCCTTCCTACCTTTATTAAGTTTTATTAAACAATCTCTATAATTCATGCTGTCTCCGATATCATAAAGGCAGACCCTTTATTAACACGATAATCTATAATTCCTTTAATACCGCTTGATTCAGGCGCACCATAGAGTGGTTTAAAATGCGTCTCAATCGGAAACGCCCCGTCATAGTTTGTTGGAGTTCCCGCTACACCGTCAACGAAAAGTTGCATAAGATTCTCGGAAGTGTCATAAATCAATCCAAGATTATAAGTAGTACCCGCAACAACTGCCAGAGCAAAAGTCGCTGTGTTGACTCCGTCACTTGCCTTTAAATTTGTTCCGTCGTACGAAAACAGAGTATGTGCCGCTGTAGAAATAGTTAGAATATCAAACTCAGCATCGATATCGGCTGCATCGAACTTAGGAGTCCAGCCCTTAATAAGATAGCTACCTTGAGTCTGGGTATGATTAATCCCGTCAGCAACAGGAAGTTTCGGCTCACCTGTATCAGCCGTTCGGGTTGTTTCCGCGCCTTGAACGATGATTGCTGATGTGGCTGCGGAGCCTTCTTCTAACTGTCCAGCAAACGCAATATATAAATCTTGACCCGCGCCGGTTTCAAAAACCAAGTCTTCCCCTGTACTGTCAGGGATTGCGGTTTGAGTAACCTGACTATAATGGGTTTCTGAAATAACCGTTTCGGTTGCGGATTCCCCGGTTATATAAATCTTGCCGGCGCCACGGACATAAGCCATTGCGCTATGAGGATCAGTGCTCGCAAGTGTTGCGGCGCTAACTGTCAATGTAGCACCTTCATCCGCAGGGCTTGAGAGTTTATAAACTTTTCCACTTTCTATAATTTCAGATAAATCAATATTTGTACCATCAGCAAGTTCGGTAGCATCTTCAATAAGCGTACAGGTTGAAGCAGTTCCAGCGGTAAAGGCAAGTGTCATGCCGGGAAATACTGTCAGGGCGTCAGAGTACTCCTGCGCCCCAGTGCCAAGCCCTGAAACAAAAGAATCATCTGTTAGGTCGGTGCCGCCGCTTTCTTTGACGGATGCATTGTCGATTTCTATATTTAAACCGCCCCCCCAAGGTGTAATGGCTAAATCAAAGCCATCCGCAACAGCCTCATAACTAACGGTTCCGGTTGTAGTTTTTTCGCCGATGTTGGACAATCCAAACTTAATTGTGTAAGAATCATCGGATAAAGCATTTACAGTAAATGTAAATCTGTATCTTTTTCCTTTTTCCAATATACCTATTCGTTTCAATGTGCTATCGGTCGAAGTACCAATTACGACACCACTATCTATTGACCATCCGGCACCCTTTGTCCAAAATCCCGTATCAGACGAGAAAGTTCTGTCGGCTTCAATTGTGATTTTTTCAGCCGATAATTGATCCTCCCCAAGGACATTATAGTTCTCACACCTGTTCGTGCGTTGGGGTTCGAGCAATATTCCCGCACTCTCAAACCCCGCAACATCAGCCGCCGCAATCTGCATAATACCGTCAGAATCAATGTATGTTCCAGAGGTAGAACGGGCAAAGGTAGCATTGTAGTCATCGGCTTTTATCGGAAAAATACTCGATACGAGAGGCCAGTTTAACTGAAGCTCTAAGTCACGAAAAGCCCCTGCTGTTCCGATAATACCATTAGCCCCCACGGCTTTTACATAAATATCGATAGGGGTTGTATGAGCAATAAAAGTTTTTAAACTACCAGGCCCAAACAGCCGGGCACCCTCGTCATTACCTACCGGGACCGAGTCCCCTGTTTCCCGATACGTCTGTAGGTATCTTTCGGGTGCAAAAGATAACTGGTGAATCATACCAATATTTGTATTTACCGCAACTTGAGTCCAGACACCCTCGGGGCACAGCACAGGCAGGGGATTAGCCATTATCTACCTCCTCCACAGCTTCGACCAAAGTCAAAGCCGCGTCCTCTAAAGCTGTAACCGCTGTCACGGTTTCATTTGTCCCGAATTCTCGTTCAAGCTCGAGTAACGGCCGGGCCGCGTCTGCTTTTAATTGATTCTCACGTTTTAGCCGCTGTATATTTTTAGAAAATTTTGTTCCTGTGGTTATTCTGGCCTCGCGGGCGTTAGTGGACCACCCTTCAGCTACAAGCAATTTGCTGCCCTTTGCCTGTTTTAACATATCTGTCGATGGCTTAATAGAACCGTACCAATCTGTAAGGATCCAGGCCCCAAATATATCGTATTGTGCCGGATTTCGCCACGCCTGAAGCAGTCCGGGTGCGTTAGTCTTCTGTAACAATGTTTCCGCAATTAACCACTCAGTATAAATTGGCGTACAAAACGTTTCGCCCCAGTCTGACCAGATTTTATTTAAGTATATTTTAAATTCATTAATAGCCGCCTGACTCGCGCTATAATTATTCGAAAAAGCCAACGTAAGGATTTCCGGCGGTATCTCATTGGCCCATGCTACCGCCTGAATAACGGCGGACTCGAATGTTCCAAACTTTTCGTCTGTACCCTGACCGCCCAGCAACTTAATTTCTTCACCGGTTTGCATTTCGTCTACGACCATGCCGGGTAAGTGAGACGACAAATTAAATGTTCGATTGCTTCCGTCGCTATCCGTCACCGTCGCGCTATCTTTACGGACTGCGCCACCCTGAATAGGAAGCGTACCCATTTTATCTTCATCTTTAGTAACTTGCATCGCAAACAGAGAATTTATAACCGCTTTACGTTGTGTAGAATCACGATACCTGTCAATTTCTTTAAGCGACTGCAGCACAAGAGACAAAAGCGGCTGACCTCTGAGGTCGTCAAGACGTTTATCTGTACCGTAAACAAGCCAGGCTATACGACGGCCTGATTTCTCGCCGAATGCCGGGAGCCGTTTGTAATCGCCGTTTGTCTGTTTTACCCAAAACGCGACAACCCGTTCCTGACGGTCCAGTTCAACGCCATGACTGACACTATGCCCCGCCCGTAACTTAAAATTTTTAGAAAGTACCGGCGTCCGAATCAAATTCCCACTTATAAGCTGAGTCATTGGCAATTTTGTTTTTTGTGACTGCCTTAATACCACAAGGACGTCACCGCTGACGAGCGCCTCAGCACGTGCTATTCGTTGGACAGCTCCAAAAGTATTTTTAAGCTTCCAGTCGCAAACACCTGGATTTTTAGCATAGATATTAAATCTATTTTCGACCGTCTCGGTCCACTCGTTCAAACTGTCTTCAGGTACGCCGATGATATTCTCATCAGGGCAAGCTTCGGGCGTAAGTCCGGTATTTATCTCATTTGTTATAAGTCTGCGTATTAAACCTCGAGCATACAAATTGCTGTTGAAAAGTTCGGCTGAACGCTGCCGCAAGGTCCAGTAGTCAATATGCAAAATATCCGTAGGACCATAGCCACCAGCAAATTTTCCGCCGTCAAATATTGAATTCCGCCACGGATCTTGCGAAATCTGACCGCTATATGCGAATGGGTCTAAATCGTCAAGTGCTACCATTGTGGTATCAGACCGGGGCGCTTTAACAGCCGGGGAAGACTTTTTCCAAAATGCTAAGTCAGATAGTTTTACCATGCGGGCCTCGCTGCTAATACACCACTGCCATTAAGCCGTGCTTCAAGTGTTGCGCAACGATTGTACAACGCGTCAATAGTTTTTTGTAAAGCTATTAAATCCAGTTTTGTTACAGTCTGTCGGGTCTGGCCCGTGTCGAGCGTGTATGACTGCGCTCCGCCAACGCCCAATGCTGTTACAGCGTCTTCGTAAGCGTCAATCATTGTTTGAGTGGCCGTTATTCTATTCTGCAAGTACATCGAATTCATAGTCCGCCTATTCGGTAAAATATAACTTCTCTGTTTCTATATACGCCCAGAATTTTTTCCAGTCAACCTCTAATGTCTTAAAATGTTCAATACACAATAAATACGCTATAATTTCAACGGCGCAGTGTGAGTACACAAGCAAATCCCATAACTCATTCCGGGCGTTACCTGGACGATACCAGACATAAGATACACGGCCTTTTTCGTCCCGCTGTTCCCTGCGGGTTTCGACTGTGAGCTCTTTAAGCTGCTTATCGTTTGTATCAATCGGTGCGTTAAAATGATACTCTTTTTGCTCGCCCGCTTCCTCTGTCCACTCCCGACGTAATACGGGGGCCAAACGGTCCTTGTAGTGATCGACCAGGATACGATAGCCAACAACGCCGGACTGAGTTTTAAATTCTGCAAATTCGCTGATTTTCTGGTTCTTCGCTGGACGGTCACGGCCAAGAATAGGGTAAACGCCGGAAGCGTACTCGCCACAAAACTTAGTTACTGTGTCATTCGCGTAGCCGGCATCGACCAGGGTCATTGCTACCCGATATTTTTTACCGTCGTCTGCTGTATATTCTTTTTCTTCTATCACTTCCCGCAGTCGTGACCACACGGTGCTTGTTAGCTCGCTGCAGTCATCGTCGTCGCCTTCGACTTCAAAGCGCCAATAATCAATAAGATAGCAAATAGCGCCCTTGCACCAGCCTTTGACAGACACCGCCAAATTTGTTTTATGTACGTCAACTTGGCAAGTAAGGAACAAAATAGGGGATCCTGACCACTTCGCCGCGTACTGATTCGGTATCTGTCCGAGACGGTACACCACCCGACGATGCGCGGAAACTTGTACGAACCGGACTTTAGACCCGAGAATTTTGAAAGGCTCGGCCAGTATGTTATTATAGAACACCTGGTACTTGCCAATATCACGCACTCGCTTGCTTACCGGGTCGTAGCCCTTGAGATATGCTGATACACATTTGTACCATGGCTGCATACCGATCGGGCTGTACATAGCCGGTAAGTGATATGATCTGATATTTGGCTCCGCTGGCCTGGCCGACGGGTCCCAGTGCGCGCCATGGTCTTCGGAAAATAGCCGCTCTTTGTCATACTCGAAATGTTCCGCGCCGCAGTTTTGACAACAATACCGGACGGACTCGAGTAACAGCGTTCCTTTTTCTATCTCCCATTTAAAGCCACCTTTAACGCCCGTTTCTTTGTTTGTGGTCTCCCAGCGCAGAACTTGGGGGAAACCGCACTTTAAACATAAAACTTTATATTGCCGCTGGTCCCCTCGCTGATACGCTGCGTCTATTTTTGACAGCGCATATATGAGAGGCGTACTTCCCCTAAATATTTTCCTACGCTCCCAATAACCAGAGCATCTATCATCGCTGAGGGCGTCCGGGTCCCCATCCTTACCGACTGTATCCGGCCAGGCGTCGATTTCGTCTTTAAGCATTACACAAATAGAATATGACCGCATTTTATCGGCGTTTCTCGCACCGAACGGAACAAGATAGCCCCCGCCTTCAAACTGTAAATGGTTAACAGTCTTGCCGGTCTTGCGGGTATTTCCCTCGTCACTCGACCGGATAATGTCGGCCATATCCGAATGACTAAGCATTGGCAGTATATTATTTTCAATACGGGCCTTGGCGAGTTCCTTATCGGCTGTCATGTACATAATCGGCAGGGTTTTAACATGGCCCATAAAATACAAAAGTCCGGACTCAAGCACAGTTGTGTATGTTACCTGGACACCTTTTTTGACATTAACTTCCCGGACTGGACTATCAATATCAAAACAGTCTATAATTTCCCGCATGAATGGGTTGACGTCATACCGGATAAAACCGGGCATAGAAGTCACAGACTCAGGCAAGTACCGGGTTTGTTCGTTATAATCCGATGGTGAAATATGGATAACTTCGTCAGTAAGGCCCTCAACTTCATCGACAACCCATTCCGCGCCTATGTTTGATATGTCAGACAACGTATAGACCTTTTACAGCGGCCCGCATACGTAACAAACACACTTGCTGAAGATCGATAGCAAATTGAGTTGTATTGTAGTTTTCCAAAAATAGTTGGCTTGTCACAGAAGGGGGTATATTCCCTAAAATATGAGTAAGGGTATGAAGCCGGTTTAACAACTGTTCTCGAGTTTCTGAACCGGTCAACGAGCTAACCCCAGGTTTTTTTTGTTCCCCTATCGCAATAATAAAATAAACTTCTATAGCTCTAATAGCTGCCTTAAATTTTTCCATTGTCTGATCCCTCCTGTGCATTTTTATTCGTCAATTCCCCAACGTAGCCAGCAGCGGGGACATGAACGCTTACCTCATGGACTAACCTTGCTTTAAAATGCTGATACATTTCCTCTACTGTAAAAAAGTGACAGCCGCCGGGTAATGTCGTGTCCTGGTACTTTTCAAAAAATTCAGTGTATTTCATTGTCTGATCCCTCCTATACATTTTTTAATGCCCTCTTAACCTTAGCCTTAACCGGCCGAATAACCGAGCTGATTTGATCCGCGATAAATGCTTCAATATCTTTCTGACTTTTCCCGCCGGTAACCATGGCGGCAGCACGTACCGCGATTGTTTTTTTTACATCAGTTAATAATTTTAAGTGGGCCGCATCTATCGGATCTATAATTCCGATTTTTACAAGTTCCCGACTGACAAGCTTGCCCTGCGTAGCCGCATTTTTCAGACGTTGGGCGTTTATGTCTTCAATGCTCTTTGTAGCCTTCAGCCAGTCACAAAATGCAATATCTGTCCCAAATCTTTTGATTAACTCCCGCAGGGTCATATCGGCAAATTTTTCGATATCATCCGGAATCTCATGCAGCGTCGGGCCTTCCTCAATATCACATGGGGGCGTCGGCGCCGTCAGTTTACTAAGCGCTTCAGACTTTTTTGTGGTGCGTAGTTTAGCCTGGCCCGAAATTATGCGGGGTGGAAGTGGTACGGATTTATTAAGTACCCCGGAGGCTTTGATCATTTTAAAAATACGGTCGGCTCGAGCGGCGCCAATGTTAAATACCTTACGGAGAGCGTTAGCCGTTGGCTTCTTACGCCCTTGACAGAATACCACGGCTTCAGCATAAAGCGGGTCCACGCCAGGGGCTGGTTCGGGCGTCGGTGGCTCAGCCGCTTTTCGTATAAATTCCACAGCTGCCGGATGCTTCGCGTCCATCTTCTTACCGACGCAAGCGGGCAGTAAATCAGTACGGGCCCGCCTCGTCACAGCCGAGGCTGAAACCCCCGCCCTACGGGATAACTCGGACCTGCTTATCAGTTCTTTTTTTGCCATAGGACGGTTATATACCAGCCTCGTCCCCCCGTCAAACTTTTTCAAAATTAAAAAATCTGCTCGAGACCGGCCCGCTCGATTCAAAAC